TAAATGATTATTCAATAAATGAATTGCAAAATCACAATGTAAGTTCTCATCTTTAAAGATAAGTGTGTTAGCGTTACATAAACCTTGCATTATTCCTCTTGATTTCATCCAGAAAATAGAACAGAACGAACCTGAGAAAAAGATACCTTCAACCGCAGCAAACGCAACTAGTCTTTCAGCGAATGATGCGTTGTCAATCCATTCTAATGCCCACTTCGCCTTTTTCTGTACCGCTGGTAATCTATCAATTGCATTAAAACATTCATCCTTCTCTTTTGGATTTGAGATGTATGTATCAATCAATAATGAATACATAAGTGAGTGGATATTTTCCATCGCCAATTGGATTCCATAAAAGAATTTCGCCTCAGGATATTGTACTTCTCGGTAGAAGTTTTCTGCCAAGTTTTCATTCACAATCCCGTCTGATGCCGCAAAAAATGATAATACATTTTTGATGAAGTATTTCTCATTATCAGTTAATGTTTCCCAATCTCTGATGTCGTTTGTTAAATCCACCTCTTCAGCTGTCCAAAAAGCAGCTTGGTGTTGTTTGTAATATTCCCATATATCGTTGTGTTCAATAGGGAAGATGACGAATCGACCAGGATTTTCTACTAGTATTTTTTCCATTTATTATAATTTACTTATTTGTTAATTTGACTGTGTTTCTCGTTGTTTTCTCTTATCTAAGAGTTCTTTAACTCGTTGTCTTTGTCTTTCTTCTTTCTGTTCTTCAAGACCTAAGAACGTTGTTGTACTTTCAGTATCAATTTCAATCATCGCGTTATCGAATTTACAATTTTCAAATACGACCCCATCATCACCGATTCTTGATTTAGTAATTGCAATGGTTGCTAACTTCATTTCTTTTTGTTGTAATGTCTTAGCCACCGATATAATTACGTGCCCCACCTGAGCTTTTTTAATTGATCCACCCATTTGATCTGTTGTTACCACTTCTGATGAAATTGATGATCTGTTACCTTGTGTCGCGGTCCATCCTACAATATTCATCTCGTGACACATTGCTTCAAATGCTCTCATTACAGACCCTTCACTCTTCCATTCATCACCTAAGTTCTTATCAGGTACCACACAATCGATGTAATCTAAAATGATCATATCAACTTTAATCCCATCAGAAACCATTTTTCTAATTTGATTTTTGATTTGTAACATCGTCATAGTATCCGATGGTAACTTTTTCATAATCAACTTATTTGGCATTGACTCCTCAATTTCTCTAACTTTAGACATTACCTCATCTCTTTTTTCTGACAAATCGTCAGGATGAATCTTAGTCCATAAAGTGAAGTGTTTTCTTTGGATAACCTTTGGGTTGTCTTCAAAAAATATCTGTAGTACGTTAAATCCAAGATTAAATGCGTGGTTTGCCATCTTGGTTAAGATAGTTGACTTACCAACACCTGTTGGTGCTAAGATAACTCCAATTTCTCCTTTTGCCAAACCACCCTTCAATAATCTATCAATACCTGGTATTCCCATTGGAACTGGATGTCTGTAATCATCTTCAAGAACTTGTTCAAGGTTGGAGAATACGTCTAACATAGAAGTGTCTTTTGCTCCAACCTGAAGAGCGGTTTTAACCATTTCTTCAAGTGTGTCGTAGTTCTCAAACTCACCACCATCGATGATCTTTTGAGCCTTACCCATTACTTTTTGTAGTTCTTGTTGTTTACAGAATTTTAAAGCTTTTTCTTGTACAAAACCTACGCCATCAATAGGTGCATCCTTAATTTTCTTAATTGTATCCATAACAATCTTAGATGCGATCTCCTGTTGGAGTTCTGATTTTGTAATTTGTTCAAGAGTTTCAAACGACGGGGTGTGGTCGTATTTTACGTAATACTCTCTAATCATCTGAATGATTATTTTAAAGTATTTGTTTTCAAAATAATTGTTCTCAATCACATCAATAATTGAATGTGAAAAGTCTTTGTCTACGATGATTTGATTTAATAATTGTAATTGAAAAGTATTACCTAAATACTCAAAATTTTTACCTGTCGCCATATAGTTTTTTCTCCTTTAGTAAAAATAAATAGTATTAGTTTTTGATAAATTCAGGGTATGCGAAATTAAATTTTTCACCTGAAAAAATGTCAGTCAGGGTGCCAAGTATGGTTTTTAGTTTCGGGCGTAGGTCTACGGTGTATCTAACCTTTGGAGGGTACACTTTAGCGTCGAATACTCTCTGACAAATTGTCATATCTCCGAGCTTAATAATTAGGTTAAAATTTTCAGGTCCGTCTGTAATTGACGTATTTAAAACGTCTGGATTCTCTGATATTTCATATTGGTTGTCCAACATATAAGTTACCGATCTCATTTTTAAATCGTATTGTAACTCTCCGTAAAGACTTGAGATGTAGTCATAAAATTCTTCAGATTTGTGAGCGTTTCTATTAAACCCACGAACATTAAAGAACCTTTGGACTACGATGTTGTCATTACACATTAACAAAAATTCAACTTTTGTTATTTCTTGATCTTTCATAGTTTGTTTTGTTTTCTACTTTTTGTTTCTAAACTTACTTTTTTCTTTTCTTGTTAACTTAAGAAATGGTTTCAAAAAACTTACCCAAGCGTCGTCACCCTTTGGTAGGTATTTGAAGAATCCATCTTCCATCATCATTCTAATTAGATTTCTATATCCTCTTCCGTCGGGATCCAACGACTCAGTGTAATATAGTCCTACCAATTCTTTGTCTTCATCACTTAATAGTGGTTCATCTAAATCTACGATCTTTTGATTGATCACATAAAATTCATCACCAAAAATACCTTCTTTAGTTTTTCCACTTAATAGATTTTGAAGTGCTACATTCCCCTTCTCGTCTTTAAGTAATTTAGTACTCTTATCCAAAATATATGGTATTTGTACTAATTCTTCAAGTAGCTCAGGAAATAATTTAACCAAAGTTTTCTCACCGAGATAGAAAATACCATCGATATTATCCGAACTATCACCAGTGAGAATCTTTACGGTCTTAATATTATAGTGTGGAATCTCAACATCGTTGATCTTTATTGTATCTCCAACCTTATAATATTGTTTTGTGGATGGTGAATAAATCGATACTTTCTCCCCAATTAATTGAGTTAAATCTCGATCACTGGAAAATATCGTTTTTTCTTCGTCTAAGGAGATTTTACAATATTGAGCAATCAAGTCATCAGCTTCAGCGTTTTCCGTTTCTAATTGTCTTACAAACATCTCCTCGAGGTATTGTTTAACCCTTTGTTTTTGTTCTGCAAAAGATTCTTCTTTCGATTCTGAATCTGAAGATTTACGATTTAATTTGTACTTGGGGTAAATCATCCTTCTTTGTAGGGATGAGGTTTTAGAATCCCAAAAAACAACAACTTTATTGTAGTTGTGTTCTTCTAAGAATTTACGAAGAGTATTTAGAAAATGCCAAACACCACCAACGTGTTTCCCATTGTGATAGAATTCTCTAACACCATGAAATCCAATTTTCAATAAATTATTTCCGTCTACTAATAATGTTTTGGACACTTCCTAAAACTTAAATGATTTCTACTCTACCTCTTCTTTTTCTGTTTTCAAATCAAAGTCACCATCAACTCCGATTACGTCTTTCCAATAGTCGGCGTATTCTTTCTTATACTTTTCTATTGATGCCTTTTCCTCTGTAGTGTCTTTACCCGGTAAGAATCCGTGTGGGGTTACAATAATTCTACCGTCCTCAAATCCAAGACCATTGATGTGGTTTTTCATAACCGACACTTTTGTTCTTGACGCAAACTTCACAGTTCTCTTATCTTTTGTTGCCGTGATCTTTGTTGTTCCCGCTCCTTTTTGATTACCAAACAAGAATACCAAAGAAGAGTTTAACCAAATCGCTTCTCCACCTTTCGCTTTAATCTTAGGTTGACCAAATGGATTGTCAGGTAATTCTACCCAAGGTTGGTTGACAATGATTAAGGTATTTTCATATTTAGAATCCGATTTACGAGATCCTGAAATACGTTGGTTAATACCCATACCAATTTTATCTGCTAAAACACTTGCATTGTGTTGTTTACCACCTTTACCTTCATACGTCATTTTACAAGGAACCGATCCGACTGAA